GCTTGAGGAAAAAGACCCGCGAATGATCCAAGGATGTCAGGACCAGTATAATGTCATTGTTGGACCACACATTTTGGCAGTTCAAAACAAAGTCAAACAAATTTGGAATGAACACAACAAGCATTTTTACGCTACAGGAGTTACTTCTGAGCAGATTGGTGCATGGTTTAGCGTATCATCACATTACTTTGAGAGTGATTTTTCTCGTTTTGATTCTTCTATTCATGTTGACGTCCTCAAACTCGTTATCAAAGTCTTTCTTCGTTTGGGCTTGAATCACAACGTAGCTGCTGTCATGCGTAAAAACCTTGGAGCAGCAACGTACACGTGTAAGGGTGTCAAGTTTAAGGTTGAGGGTACCAGACGGTCAGGAACGTCAGACACATCTGTGGGCAACACTGTCATTAATATTTTGATTTTTGCCTACATCATGTTTAAAGCTGGCAACAAAGACTACCGTATGATGGCCCTTGGCGATGATAATTTGACTCTCATTGAGAATTATAAGCCTGTTGACGTTGAGATTTTTAACAAGTTTGGGTTGAAGTCTAAAAACAAGTTGACTGTTGAGGGGAATGAGCATGAGGTTGAGTTTTGCTCATCTCGTTTTTATCCTATTGAAGGAAACAAGTACATTCTTGGACCTAAGCTTGGTCGCATGTTGGCGAGGTTTGGTTGGTTCATCAGACCACGTGCCGACGCACGTTGGAGAGCACAGATGCTCTGGGGGACAGCATTTTCACACTATGCGGACACTCATCACATTCCTGTATTGCGTACGATGATTGATGTGATTATGCGCTTGACACGTTCCGAGGGTCGTAACTCAGAGTTCGAAATGAACGATTACAAGTCTCATGCCCGGGAGGTTCATGAGCTTGACCCACGCGTGTACGAGATGCTTGATAAAGTTTATGGGCTGGACAAGACTAAGATTGATTATCTTGAAGAATTGATTCGTTCGGTTGACAGTATTCCAGCTTCCATCAGCAGTCCCTATCTGACGGCCTTAGTGCTAGCTGATAAATGACTCGAGACAAATAGTGGGTTGGCATCCACCGAGTTTAAAAGCCAATTATTATTAATTACTGTTGTCTGTGAAGAATTGTTCCTGTTAACAAAATGCCCGTGAAAAAGAAAAACAAAAATAAAACAAAACAAAAAACAAAAAATTTAGAAAATCAAATAAAC